TAGTTGCTTTATTTAGTGCACAGTTTTTCTGTACTTCAAAATCATCATCCCATTTTTTAGTAAACACACTTATCAAATCATTGTTTTCTAGTATATCTACAGTTTTATCTGTCGAACCACCATCTATAGCTATAAATTCTGAAGAATCAATAGCCGTATCTACAACATTATCTATAGTTTTCTCTATACACTCTTCATCGTTATAGGTGATCATGCATACAGAGTAACTTACATCTGGTTTCTTATCATGATCATACATATATTTCCAGGCTTGATATAATTGTTCTGGATCAGCTTCTTGATTAGTTTCTATGATACAATTGTCAAAGAAATCTGAAGGGCCATCTGGAATATGATTCTGAATAAAGAAATGATTTTTTGTATAGAAGCATACTGTAGGAATTCCACATCGAGAGGTAATTTCCCATGTCCATGAGTTGCAAGCTATATTTCCGTGGCATGACCTTAGTATTTCAAATGTTTCATCTATTGGTGTTCCTAATGTATTGACATAATGATAATTTTTTTCATTACAATAATCAGCTAATCCCCAATCTTCACCTTCTAATCCTGTGAATAGAGGAGTAAATCCATCTTCAATCAGATTATCTATTATATATGTCCAACAATCTCTACTCCAAAATCTACCTCTCTCTAGATCAGATTCAAAACCTTCAGCATTGCCTGTTTTTGTTAATGGCTGTATAGCTACACATCGGCCGTGTTGAATATACTTGTGTCTTTCTGAGTTATGAAGATCTTGTCCATACTTATAATCGAATCGATCTCTCATCGGATACTGCATAAAAATAGGAGCCTTGTTTTGAAATATCTCCTCACAAAAGCTCCAATCTTGAAACACATCTCCCTCTTTTACAGCATTGCTCTTAATAAATTCTCTCATTTCAGGTAGTTGACTGTGGTATGTAAGATTTTTAATTAGAGAAACTTCAACACCCTCAGCTTCTAAAATTTCTTTCATGAACTCAGGGCTCTTCCCAAAACCTCCCAACCAAAATTTTATCTTATGGTTGTTCATTGCAACTACTGCTGACAGTCTAGTGATGTGTGATAGAATATCACCGATTCCAGCTAAGCAGAGGATATGAAAAGTATTCATACTATAATCCTCCAAACGCTATCTAACTCGCTTTGAGATATTCTAACTAATCTATATCCATTCTCTGTAGCTAAATCATTTTTTAATTTATCATTCACAATTATATCTTTATAATTCTTGGGTTTTTTCTCTAATTTACAATGCCAAAAATCACCATCAACTTCTATCAGAATATTCTCTTTTAGTAGATAGAAATCATATATCTTAAAATTTATTTTATTATAATATATTCTATATTGTTTCTTGTATTCGATTTTTTCCGATTGTAAAAAATTTTCTACAGCAACTTCAATACTAGTATCTGAATTCGAAATATTGTTTAAAATATTGAATATAGGATTAATTTTTTTTGATCTATGTATAGCCTTTTCAGATAATATTTTTTTAGTATCATCTGAATGTTTTTTACCATAAAAAGGATTACCTTTTCCTGCGTATTTTTTCCTGAAAATTTTTGATAATTTTGTTGCATGCTTTTCTGTCTTGGGCTTTCCTTTAAGTGCAGCGGATACTTTTATGGACATTTTTTTAATTCTATCATCAGTATCTTTTGTTAATCCTTTGCTCCAACCTCCTCCTTTTTTGCCAGGCTTGACTATTCTCATGAAGCATCTTTGACAATAATTAGATTTACCTCTGCCTGTTATTGATTTTCCGCATTCTTCACAATTCATTTCATATGCTCCATCTACTTGGATTTATAATAAATATCAAGCAAGCAAAGAATGTGTTCATTCTCTATTTTGAAACTCGTATGAGCTTCATTATTGATTCATCAAATAGCATAAGACTATATTTCAATGGATCGTTCAATGCTGGGAGTATCTTTTTTAAGTCAGCTAGAGAACATGCTTCTATTAATGATCCTGTTACTCGCTTATCTCTTCTGCTAACAGCTTCAGGGCTATCATTTTCCCAAACATCGGTGCTGAAATTATATTTATACCCATGTTTTTGCATCAGTTCTATTTTTACTGCATGCTTCCTTTGATTTTCTAATCTAACTAATTCATATAGATCGCTCATAGTTCTTCTCCCAATATTCTCATTAATCTAACATACATTACAGATACCAATGGGTCAACAGAATCTGCATCATCTGACCAAACTACACTAGCATCTTTATTGATTGCATCATCATCGAGTTCATCACCTTCTAATGCCCCTTGCTCTTTATTCTGAACATTGATTGCATATAGATGATACTCAGTATCCGATGACTTTGAAGCTCTACATTTTCCTAAAATCTTCAATTCATTTTGTTCTGCTTTATAACCAGCCTCTTCGTGAAGCTCTTTAAGAACTGTAAATATAGAATCATTCTTTTCTAATCCACCTGTTATAGCTGAATCTTCAAATTCCATAGACCAACAAGGTGTAATCTCTCTTCTTAACAAAAATTGTAGCCGACCTTTTTCATTTCTTCTATAAGGTAAAATGGCTACAATAACTCCGTTGCATCTTGTTTCATGACTGTATACATAACCATTTAAATCTAATAGTGAAACCCAATCGTTTTCACATAACGTTTTTAACATTTAATCCTCCATTGCTCCACAAGTACAGCCGTTGGCCATTAGGTGATTGATTTCACAATCACAAGAATTCAACTCCTTATTAAATTTACTATCTTCAAAGAGAAGATCAGATTATCCATTTTCCTATGAGAAAAAAATCTTTTTTAACATAAAACCTCCTAAACTATTCTTTGTTCAAACGCATTAATTCTAACAGGATCAATAGTACCTGGCAGATCAGTATTTATTCCATTATTTACTATTTGATGTAATGAATTTATTTTTGTGTCCTTCTTTATGACTAGTCTATTTGCCAAAATGTTTTCAAATGCTACCTTAAGATCTTTAAAGAATTTTGAAGTAGCTATTTTAGAATTTACTGGGATTTCACTCCACTGAATATTCACTTGAGCTTTTTCATTGAATTCAGTAACTTCTGCATCGACTTGCAAATAGTCTAAATTGTTAGCAGGATTTTCAATCCTTGTTGTTGAAAATAATACTTCCATCTACTTTCTCCGAGTTTTCAGTATATCTTTAATTGTCATTGATATTCCTTTTCTAACATCAATCGAATGTTTTCCAAGGAGTTTGTGCATTAAGTGAGTATCAGCTTGTCTTTCTTTTACTAGTGCAGGGTCATGTTTTTGAAATAATTGTAATGCATTAATTTCCATATCTGTTTGCAACTCTAATTCTTCTTTAATAACGGCATACAATTCTAATACACTAGTTTGTATGCCAGATCCTATATTCAGAAAGCCATCAAATTCTCTTTCATAAGTTGTAGTATGCAGACCTGGATGCTTATCTTGAAACATTGTTCCCGCTTGTAAATCTTTTCTCATTGCCAAAACATTTAATCTACCAACATCTTTTCCGTGGATCATATCCATTGTTTGACTACCATCTCCATAAATTTCTATAATCGGAGGAACATTACCTGATAGCATTTCATTGATCCACTTTGGAACTATTTGAGTATAAACATTAGCTGTTGATTGTCTTGATCCATATACATTGAAATATCTTAAGCCAATAACTCTTAATCCGACTTGATCTGCATATGATCTTGCTATAAATTCATTTGCAATTTTTGTAGCTCCATAGAGCAATTTGCAATTATTGAAATGATGATCTTCCTTAGTAGGAACTATTTCTGGATTACCATAAACAGATGCAGAAGAAGCATATACTAGTTTGTGAACAGAATATCTCTTGCATAATTCTATAACATTTGTAAAGCCTGAAGTATTAACTTGAAATCCTTTTAGTCTAAATTCTCTTGTATCTTGTGTAAGCATTGAAGCTTGATGATATACGAATTGAGGTTTATATTCTTCAAAAATATCATCTATATAGTCGTAGTCTGCTATATCTTCATTTATGTGAGTTATTTCATTCGATCTTTTTGATGCCTTCTTCTTAGCTTCTTTTATATTCTCTATCTTACCATTGTATAGATTATCAACTACTACAATCCTGCATTTTTTTCTAGTTTCTGCAAGATGCTCTACTATGTATGAACCAATATGACCCAAACCACCTGTTATTAGATGTGTTTCCTTCTCATTTTTAGGAACTAATTTGAATGAGTCATTTAATATTAATTTTTCTGAATCATTTTTTAAACTTTTAGATTGCCCCACAAATACATCCTTCCCTCATCAATTGTTTAGTACTGCAAGTACAACTAGGCTTGGTTCTCGGAACAAGTGTATCTTTATTATCATGTTGTTTGAATGAAATAGATATTCTACCAAAGTCTTCTTGACTGAGATGATCATAGATATTCTCTTTCATAAAATTTTCTGTAAACACGTTAAATGAATATATGGTAACATTAGGAAAAATGTTGTGATTCCAAGCTGCAACGTATCCATCCCGGTCGACCATAAAATTCAATTGACAACCATCTATCTTCATTCTTTTAGCTATATCTATAATCAAATCGAATAGAGTTTTTTCCTCTACACTTGGATTATCTTTAACAACCCTTGATATAAAATCTGGAATAGCCATATGAAAACTCATGTGTATTTCCTATACCTTTTACGTTTCTTTCTTATTTGAACTTGTTCATTCTTGAATGCTCCGCAATCACATCCATAAGTCATTAGGTTTCTAGTGTTACAAGTACATTTATCTGGATCTTTTATTTCTACTTCATTCTTTGGAACTATAATGTAATCAGGATCTGGCTCCATTGTTTGAGTACAAAAATCCCATCTATATCCTGCAGGAGGTTGAGGATTACAACAGTTCGAATCCCACTTCGGGTACCATTGATTCATTTAGCTTCTCTTATTATCTTATAGCCATCAAGCCTGTTATACTTTTTTGGTATACCTCTGCCAGAATGAAAAATATTATCTCCTTTTGCTATCTTTGATAAAACCATATAACTATTTAATTTGACGAGTATAATCCCAACCCATCATTTCAGGATCACATCTGTCTTCATCTTTACCATCCCATTTATTTGTGATGTGGTAAATTAGAATTGCTTGTTCATCTGTATAATTGTAGCATCCGTGCCATAAACCAGCCGGAATGAATAATGGTCCTCGGTTGGCTGATTTTTCTGATAAGTAATGCCAATATACTTTAGATTCATTTTTGGAGAAAACATTGGGAAACAAAAAGTTTTCAGGTTCATCAGAATATACTATGTTACAATATATCTTGAAATACTTCTCTTTCCACTCTTTTTCTAGATCGGATTTTTTATAATCTACATCATCCATCATTTTATATAATGGCATATTACACATACCAATCTTCAATGATCCTTTAACGACCAATTGGTAATCGCTTTGATGTTCATGTCGGTGCCAGAGTGCTACAGCTCCACTTTCAATCACAGTCACATTTATATCGCCCTTGCCTATTTCAGGAAAAATATCACAATACCTAATCCCGCGATCATCCTGATGAAATCTAAAACTCATATTTTAACCTCTCTTCTAATATTATTTCGAATTGTTTATCTTATCTTTTCCAATTTGTCCTTATTATATTTTAATAAAAGAGGATCACTTCTTATAACTTCAAAGAAATAAAATGTGTTATCTCCTGTTTCTTTTATGTTCTTCATTTGATTTTCAAACTTCAAATTCTCACCTGATAAATATTTTTCACCTTCTCTTAAAAAACAGTTTTCCGTTCCACTCACAAACCTGAGTTTGCTAGCTTCTTCAACTGTCATTTATAATCTCCGTATTTCCTGTAAGTATCGAACTATTGCTGATTGCCAGGGCGGCAGTTTCGTATAAGAGTTTTTCAATGCTGTATATTTTGCACGTTTAACATCGCTGTAATTTTCATCACTGCTTACAGGTGTTATCAAATGTTCTTTACCTTTTATTTGAGCAATGAATAGTGCAAGTTCATACCAAGTTAATATTCCTTCGTTCATTAAATGAATAGTAGATTTATAAAAGTAATCTCCGTTTTCACCTATAGTACGTAATTGATTAACTAAGTTTTCAGCTATATCTCTCGTATAGCCAATGGTCGTATACTGGTCATTAACCACTTTCATTTGTTCATTAGCATCTAACTTGTCTAACACCAATAAAGGAAAATTAACACAGCCTTTCGATTTACTACCTCTATTACCAAACAAACCACATACCCTTATATTTAAATATAACTCAGCACTATTACTCACAGCCTTTTCACCAGCATATTTTGTCAATCCATAAAAATTCACAGGATCAGGAGTCCAGTTTTCTGGGTAACCTTTAGCGAAATTAACTTTCGGGCCAGTAGATTCCATTCTAGCAATCATTGTTGGTACTGATAATGATGTCAATGTACTTAGTTCTCCTGGATTTTTCGGGCCTACATCGTTCCCTGAAAATACATAATCAGTTGAGAAGTTAATTAGCATAGTATTGTAGTCATTACAAAGCTTTGCTATTCTATGCAAAGAAGCTACATTCACATCTAGAGCTTTCACAGGATCTTTTTCTATTTGATCTACAACGTGATAAGAAGCTCCGTGGATATAAATGTCTGGTGAATGAACGTGAAATCTTCTTTCCGATTCTTCAGAGTCAGTAACATCCCACATATCTCTACCAGAGTATCCCTTTACTGAAAATATATCTTCATATTTGTTTAGAGCATCTTTTACATCTAGCATCAATTGACCATTAGCACCTGATATTAAAACTTTTTTCATCCTACTCCTCCTCTTCCATCGGCGGACTCCTCCTCTTGGACTATTGAAAATATTTCATTGATATGATCTATAACATCATTTCTTCTTTTATTGAACATTGAGATTTTATCTGCTGCACCTAGTCTTTCATTATCAGATAATGATCTATCTCTTCTCTGATCTTCTAAATCCCAGAGCTCATGTGTTATTGTATTTAACTGCACTATAGAATGAACAAAACTATCTTCCATAGCCGTCGCTACTTTCTTATCATATATTTTATATTTCTTGAATTCAGCTAATCTATCGCCATTGCATACATCGAACATAATCTCGGAGAGATATCTTAGTAGCACTCTCTTCTGCTCTTTAAGATGTTTTTGCACATCTGTTGGTCTTTCACTCTCATTTTTAAATACTTGTTGCCTTTTTTCTAAAATGCAAAGCTTATCAAATAAGTCTCCTACTGTTTCCGTTTTAATCACCCCTTTCTAAATCATCTTTATATAATATATGAAATTTATGTTTGTGCTCTCTATATTTGTTTTTAAATTCCTCTATTCTCATTAACTCTCCCTTCTCATCGTAAATGAAAAAATCTGGTGTATAGGTTGTATTACTTAATTTAAAGGTTATCTCTTCATAATTTTTTCTTCAAGAAGTAGATTAAATCACTCTCTAACATGTCTTCATGCACAACATATTCTTCATTTGCTTCCATAAAGTTTTCAATAGAATCTCTAACACCAGCTAGATTCTTATCATGAAGAGCTATAATACCATTTGGAATAACCAATGGAGCAAATCTAGATAAATCCATTTCTACAGATTCAGCTCTATGATCACCATCTATCCATAAGAATCCAACATCTTTAAACTGTTTGAGATTCTTCACATCATGAGATTTAGCTCTTGTGAAATCCACCAAATCAGCTATTCCCCACTTCTGTAAATTTCTCCAAAATACTTCATGCATGTCCCAACCACCAGGCGTATTGCCAAAGTATTCTTTTGTGCTATCAGTTTTCATAGAATGTTCTGAATCATGAGGATCAATTGCATAAAGCTTATATCTATCTGTCCATCTTTCTTTTAGTGATAGAGCTATTGTTGTAGTAGATAATCCCATCCAACAACCTATCTCTATTACGTTTCCAGCTGGCATAACTTCCATTACAATTTCTCTCAATGATACTATTTCATTTCCAGGAGATAATGGGCCCTGGACAGATCTTGAATCCCATCCACCGACATAATGATCTTCAGTGTTTATAACTTTCACAAACTCTTGGTAAGTTCTTTCCTCTTCAGGAATCATATCTTTATTTACCATCTATGTTCTCTTCCATGCTTTGACAAATATTCCTTTGCTTGTATCTTGTAAGTGTTCATAGTTTAGTTTTACTTTCTTCATCAGGTATTCAAATGATTTATTAGTTGGCAGCCATGTATGTTCACCAGTTCCTAATGTTTGGAATCTATGCATTTTATCTCTAGCACCTTCTTCATCCATCGATGGAATTCCAATGAACATGAGGCCTGTATCGCTCATATATTCTTTACATCTTTTTAAGAATCTTACAGGATCTGAAATGTGTTCTAGAGTTTGATTGCAGGCTATAATATCATACTCTAATTCTTTCCAGTCATTATCGACATTTGGTTGAGTAGATCTATCCATAAAATCACCTTCAATAAGCTTCAAATTTGAAAATAATTCATTACCTTTGAGTATAGAACTTCTATTCAAATCTATTCCAATCGCATTGAATCCAGCTTCTTCAGCGGCCTTAACAACTAATCCAATATTACATCCAACATCTAGAAATGTTCTCTTATCTCCTTCTTTAAACTGAGATTCAGCATGTCTATGTTTCAAAACTTCCTCTACAAAAGTCTTAGAATATTTTTCATAAACCTCTTCCCATCTACTAGAATATTGTTCGTGTAAATCATCTACTTGATCAGGATGTTCTTCAATATCACTTCGCTGAATAAGATCTATTCCTTCATCATAGTAATAAGAATGCCCTGGGATATTGAAATAGAAATCAGTAGGAGTTTTAGGTCTGAATATTGATCTTGGTCTATCTAAAAATTTATCTATAGCTCTTATGACATGTTCGGGCTTGATAGTTTGCATGCACAATACGCCTGTTTCATTAGTACATGTTGGAACGAATGTTAGATTATTAGATCCTTGCGAACTAAAGAATTGCTTATGTTTGCAACCCAAACAATCTAATGAATTATCTTGGACATAAAATATCTTTTCTCTATTTGGAGTAGAGAAATATGGAATTGCAGCTCCAGCTATAATGATACAAGGCTTATTGAATGCTCTAGCTATATGCATAGGGCCATTATCAGTTCCGATATAGAAATAACAATCTCTTATAATAGTAACCAACTCATTTAAATCACATTTTGCATGTTGATCATCAGTCAATCCACTAAATATTTCAAATCCAGGCTCAACTACTCTGAATTCTCTATCGATTATGTTTTGTACAACCTCTTTATAGTTTTCTTGTCCCCAAGATTTACCAGCCCAACCAGATCCATCACCAACTACTACAACATATGGTCTATCTTTTGCAACTCCTCCACCATCTCCGCCTTCTAACTGAGGATGTTTATCTTTGTAATCATTCCATTCTATTCCGCAAACAGCAGTATACGCTTCAATGAATGGTGTTCCTAATCTACTCTCATAAGAAAGATCAAGATCATACTTCAATTGATTCTGTGTTGTAGAAAGAAAGTCTTGAAGCAATTGATTTTCTTCTATTGTTTGAACATCATGCGGCTTGTTCTTGAAATATTTCACTATATCAGGCTTAGCTGTGTATAAAGTTATTATAGCTTCTGGATGTTTTTCCTTAAGCTTCTTTATGATTGGCTCCACTAATATTACATCACCCAGTCCTATTGTTCTCTTGATACCAATCGTTTTAATGTCAACAGTTGTTTTGATAGCTTCTCTCATCTGATTATTATAAGCCTCATCGAGATGAGAGTTACCCATAACTGTCGGTAATGTTCTTACAACTTCTATGTTACCATCAATAAATTTATTTTCATCTTTAATTTCTGTTTCGACTGGGGTTCCAAGTTGCTTAGCCATTTCTTCATATGACATTTGATTGTCACCATCAACCGGAATCCATTGAACAACAGTTAATTCAGATGGAATGACTCCTGATAATCTTTCTTCATTCCATTGCTTAAGGATTAAACCTGCCATAAACAGATTTTCCCCTTCGTGTTGTGCTACACACTCTCCCCAATTAGTTGCAACTTCCTTGTAATGAGCAATCTCATCAAGTATAATCTTAACCGTCTCAGGAGGATTCTCTATTCTATATCCAATCGTATTGAGGGGATGATCTGGATTAGCCAAATCTCTATACTCAACATGACTCAAGGCCCATTTAGCTTTTCTTTGCTGCTTGAATTCCTCTAAATGCGCCTGTATGTGTCGGGGAAACCATAAGACATTTGTTACAGTCTTATAGAATATTATGTCACCTTTTGTTTCATTAATAGCTTCTTTGAGAAAATCAATTCCCTTGGAAGCTTTAATGAATTTTATGTTCCAGTTATTATCGTATTTTGCTCTTAGTTCTTCATCATCAAATAGTGTTGATATAACTATTTCCAGATTTTTATGTGTTTGCTCTAATACATTATCTATAGCTGCCTTGGTATGTTCAACACCAGTATCTTCGGCTAACAAGATGATGGAAACAAACACATCTTCAATATTCGACTTTATCATTTATGCCCTCTATCTTAATGTAAACACTTTTACTAACTCAGTATTTATTCTCCGTAGTTCAAAAGTTTCTGATTCAGTATCTGAAATATCATCTTCCATATACTTTGTCAGTAATATACAATTCTTGTATTCATTCCAATCAACGCTAAAAGATTCATCCAGCTGTCCATTGTTTTGTAGCAGCACGACTTCATTCAGCGCATTAAGTGTGTATAAAGTATTTGTATCTTTCTTTCTATGCAATGAAATAGTGTTTCTAACAATGTCAGAAAATTTAATATCTTTCCTTATAATATTATACGTTAGAACGTACTGATCTTCATCATCTGAGTTCTTCAAAAGAAATACTTTATCGTTATTTACTTCAAAGTTGTCTGATATTAATTTTAAAACAGAGCTAACATTCCGTCTATTATTGATGAATGTAGCTAATAGTACAGTATTTATCATACGAAACTCTCCTTGCTAGTGCTTTATATATTCTAATTAAGCTTGTATATATTTTTAAACTTTATAGAGGTTCTAATCCCATTTCTTCTGCATCTGGAACTTGAAAATATTTCAAGTTCTTTGAAAACCAGGCTGAAGAAATGCCTCCCCACATCCAATCATCTCTATTATGCTCTTCAGGTGCAGTCTTATTAATGAGGTCGGAAGCATAAGCGCCATCGTCATCTTGGTAATATACTCCATCTATATCTTCATTGAAGACAAATCTGAATTGATAATCGCCGCCATCCATATTCATTGTGATTATTAACTCTATGCCATCTTGAGTTTTTCTATTTTCTATTCTATAATATTTCTTATCTTTGAAAATAGATTTTACCTTATTCATTAGGCCTGACATCTTGCCTTCAGTTAATGTATCGCGTAGCTTCATTACTTTTTCTCCAAAAGTTGGTAGTTTAAAAACTATCAAAATCTTCATCTAATTTAATAGCCTCATCTGTTATAGTCCATTTCATCCAACTCTTATCACCATCAGCATCATTGTATTCTATTCTAATGACTTCTGCTTTACCAGATTTAGATGATTTTACTTTGAAATATTTCTTATTGAATGCTTTTACTATATCTGTGGCCACTTTACTTTCTGTTAGTGTCTCTCTCAATTTCATAATATTATCTATCCCTTTGACATTATAATGTTTTTGCGATTCTTGCCTGTAGCTTTATATCCTGGTATGACATTTGATTTTCCTGCTATCCAACTACCTTTTGCACCAACTAATATAATCGTCTTAGCTTTGATTTTGCTTAAAAGCTTTTTTATATAAGGAGCAGCTGCTTTTACTACAGCATCTCTATTAGCTCTTTTGTGTGAACCCCTCTTAGATCCAAAAACACTAGGAACTACAGATATTTCCCATGCATCATCTGATTTATAAGAATCTACAGCCCATTGAGCATCTTCGGCATTGAAAAATACTCTCGCACTATCACTATCGAAATGATCTCCAGGTAATTCTGTTCCATCATCTTCTTTTTCACTGATTACTTCTTTAATAATATCTACTATGTCGGATTTTTTGATCTTCATTATTTTTTCTCCTTGTTAGTTTAGAAATTATCTGAATCTTCATCAGGGTCTAAACCAAGATCGACTAATACATCAGTCCATGTTTTATGTCTTTTCTTAAAAGCTTGTTTGATTTCTCTCTCTGATATTCCGACTTGTTTCATACTAGGGATATAGAGAACATCATCGGCTATATATTCTAGTTCTGCTCTCCACGTTTCATAATCTTTAGCAGGTTTATCTTTCAATCCAGCTGGAGATGTAGCTCCTTCTCGTATTACTTCTTTTATAATTTCCTTCAATTGAGATCTTTTGATTTTCACTTTGTTTCTCCGCTAGAATAAACTTGTTCGTGTGCTTTTGCTAAAAATTTAGCAAACTCGTTGTGTAATTTCATTTCAAGTGCTGGTGTTCCTGAATATCCCTTACCCTTTTCTCTTATTGCTATTTCTGCTATAGGAATTGTTTTATCGCCTATTTTAGCTCTATATCCCACATAAGGTTTGCCTTTAGAATCTTTTTCGGCTATTAAATGCTCTTTTATTTTATCATAATCAGATGTTCCAAATATACTTTCCATAGTAAATTTATCTAATGAATATTGACCAATTGCCATATTCTCTTCTCCATTAGCAACAGATTTTAATGGAAATTCTGAACTTATTTCTTTCAATAAACCATCTTTTAGTTTCTCATTGTTAGTAATCGCTTTAACGGCTAGATTAGCTAAATTATCTGTATGTTTCATGTGTTCATCTAAATATTTTTTTGTTTCCTTGTTACCTGCTTTACTTAATTCGACCAAAACATTCATCATAACTTTAGCTGCATTACGATGTGATCCTTTGCCAGATGCAGCTGTTGCTAAATCTATTTTTTTTGATTTTTCCATTTTTTCAATAGCTGATTTATACTTAGCATTACTATTCATCATTCTCTTGTGGCTTGAAGCGAATTTCTTAACTCCAGCTTCTAGGCGTTTTCTTTGTTCTATTCTAAAAGCGTTACCATCCAATTCAGATTCAAGTTGAGGATCCCAATCTTTAAATTTAGATATTCCACTATTAATAAAATTAACTTTTGTAGATTTTTTCAATGAAACTTCGTCCAGTATATCTTTACCATCTTTATCTTGAAGTTTCAAGTACATATCAGTAGAAAATCCTTTATTGACTTTATAATCATCTAATCCCAATGCTTCTACTTCTTCTTTAGTATCCCAGCATGTTGCTATTATTTTAGCGCCTGGGAATTGTTTTGAAATTCTAGAATGTATAGCGTTTCTATTACCTATAGCAGCCTTAACCCATGATGAATCAACAACTGTATTGACCGTTTGACTTTGCTTTTTAGTGTCCCAATGCGTTTTTCGAATAGCTTCTGTATGATCTAATATTTTTTGACTAACTGCATTAAACGTTTTATCATCCATAGATGAAAACATCATTGTTAGTAATTCTCCAGCTTGTGCTGAAATTTGTCCTGCACCTGCGTCTCCTTCTACAAAATGAGATATAGCTTTAGTAGTATCATTAGATTTTGTATTCAACATTCTTTCTAAGACCTTTTGATATTTTACAGGATATTTCCCCTTGGGCAATTTTGGCATCCTAAAATGTGGAGGAGGTTCAGGATTTTCATTTCCTTTATTTTTCTTTGCGAATGTTGCATCATCTAGATTATTATCTACCTTGAATACTTGTGAGTTAGCCGTATCGATTTTCTTAAGTTGTTTATTTTTATCTGTAAAATCTACAGTTTTTTTGCCTTTTTCTTCTTTAGCCTTTTTTGTTCTAACATCTCGGTCTGAAGCGGCGTTCCAATTCTGTTTGGCACCATACCCTTTAGTCACCATATGTAATTCCTTTCCGCCATCAATATAATAAAATCTGGCAGTGCCGGCTTCAGTTGGTGGGGCTTTTATTAAAGACTGTTTAGTCTCTTCTTCCTTAAAAAGCTTTAATCTTGTACCTTCTTTCATAGAAACCGCCTTTATGATATTAGTTTCAGGATCTTTAAAGTATGCAAATCCGATATATTCTAACTTCAGGCTTTCAGCTTTCTTGTATGCGAATGATCTTTCATTTACATGTGAATCTATATCTTTAAGATTAAGATTATTCTTCTTCGTCACTTTCATTCTCCAAATCGATAATTTCATCAAGCTTGGACGTAAGATACTCCATCGTATCTTCTAAGGTAATTATTTCTTGATAATCTTCGTCGTTTAAAATTGGTTTGTTATTGTCATCATCTTTTTCTCCTTCTAAGAAATTATTCAATTCGTCTATAATTTTCCTTAAGAGTCGTTCCTGATTTTTCTTATTCTTTACTACCCATTCATGATATTGTTCAATGTCTCCATTGAATGTTACTAAATCAGGAACCTTCAAATATATACTACCATCTGAAGCAGACCTGATTTTGTTTCTGATATAATTTGAGATACCGCCCTTTACTTGATTAAAAACATTATCGTCATGTATATGATTTTGTCTTATTTGTAGAAGAACTTCTTTCAAGATCCACTCATAGATTTTCTGAACCTTTTTCAATATATTCAACTTCGAATATGAAACATCTTTACCGTGTTCAGGTTCAAATTCTAATTCATCAGAATCTTGATATTGCATTATGTATTTCTTGAACCTTGTAATCAAATCATTCTTATCAAGTCTGAAATTTGTATTAATCATCTTTAAGCTCCGAGAATTTCTTAGCTATAGACATTTTGCAACTGTATTCTTGCCCTATTACTTTAGTTAGAAGCTCTTTCATTTCAGCCTCTTGGTCAATGTTAAACTCTAAAATTATTTCATCATATCTAGTTGCAACAATCTTAGCTGGTACTCTAGCTTGTATCAAATGGAACATGAGTTGGCATGTATGTTTTGTTGATATATATGCCGCCTCACTCTGGATTAAATTATTAATACATCTTCGTTCACAATCTTGTTTGCTTTCATATTTAATTTTTTTGTCAAAACGATTTGTGAATTGAAGGGCTTTAATAGTCTCTTCCTTCCATTGATCTATTTTTTCTACACCTATTAAAGCTGATTTCAATAACTCTATAATTTTTCTGTTGTAGTTTTTAGAACCATACATCCATTTTATGGTATTATTCTTTATTTGATCTCTTGTAAATTTTTCTGTAACATGCTTAAATGTCATAACCTTTTCTACATATTTGTAAGGATCATTTGGCATTGTTAGAATTTCTTTTGGATATTTTATACTTCCAAATTTAATTCCGAAATGATTACACAAAACTTTGAATTCAAATGCTGTCCAATCTATTCTTAAAAATGCTCTATCATCTCTACCTGTAACTATGATCTGAGATTTATCGGGTGTTATACTGTGGAACGATGATGATAACCTCGTTGTAGAGGTATGATCTAAATTATACTTCAATCTAGCATATCCCTCTGCTTCTTTATAGTCTGAAAAATATCTCTTTATATCATCATATTCTAAATGATCAATGCAAGGATCTAGATATATCTTTAATTCATTTCTTTCTATATGAGCATAACAATATGATGCCATATGCATCATTGTTAAATACTTCTTTGGTTTTATATTGAATACTTTTCTTAATTTATCTAATGCTTGTAACTCGTAGTGAACTAGATCAGTAAGGGTTTTAGGAACCAATACTTGATAAGGAAACGAATCAAAGGAATATAATGACTTATAATGCTCTAGGTGTCCGAATGAAATTTCACGACCTGTGAGCTTCATTATTGATTCATCAAATAGAGAAACCTTTGTGCCAAACCTGTCATATAAATATAGCTTTAGATCGATAAAGTTATTAATTACATTGAAATTGACATGATCGTCGAGAATATTCAAAGCGAGCTTGAAGAATTCTTTTAAATCATATACATAGAGCTTCAAGTTCTGAAGCTCAATCGCATTTAGTAAACTATTTATAAAATTTTGTTGATCAAGTATTGTATCGGTTATGAAGTACTTGTCATTTGATACAACACCTATCGATTCAATCTTGTCTAAGTTATTGTTACCTTTGACAGATAGGACCAATTTGCCATCTATTGCTTCATTAACTCTGTGTAGTATTTCTTGTTCCGTTGTCGTAACCATTTTGTAACCTTTAGTTTATATTACCTGCCGTATATTGTTATAATAAATTAGACTATCCTATCTTTAAACTATCAGCTATTATATAAGAAGGGATTGTGGCAAAATAATTTAAAGCAACCTCTTGAGCTGATAAAGTTCTATTGAATATTCTAGTATTAGAAATACTACCTGTTAAACCAGAAGCAACTAATCCTATATCTTTTCCAATTATCAGTCTAGTATCTGAATTGACTACAGGAAAGAAATTCATTGCAGCAGAAAAGGAAGCACTAAATCCATTCAGATATATAGTAGCACCAGAAGTAGAAGCAGATGTAGATTCAACAACTACTCCAACATGAAACCACTTACCAAGATCTACAGGACCAGCTGTTAGAGTTTGAGCACCCATTGTCAATTCAATGACTCCATCTTTTTCTTTGATAGCAAGAACCTCTGTTGCACTACCACCTATTGTCAGCAAACTAGAATTAGAAGTTGCTGCAAACTTTGCATGTGTCATTAATGAATAACCATTAGATTGTCCTGATGCATTAAATAGAGAACTACTAGCACTCTCTATCCAACTGGCACCATCAAATCTAAATCCACCATCCGTGGCACCAAAAGTCCAACCTGTTACAGTTGCACTAGTAGCATCTCCTGAAGCAGTACCTTTTATTTCTCCTAACAATTCATTTCCACTTCTATCTACAACAGAAGTTAAAGAGCTTGATAGTTCTTCTCTATTATAAGTGTATAATAATACTTGAGCTTTTCCTGTTGAACCATCAGTTGCCAGTGTATCAGGAACTGGTCTAATTCCAGTGCCTATATAATTTAAATCATTCAGTGACTGAAGACCAGTTAGTGATAAATCTCCTGCAGGAAGATCTGCATCATTTACAATTACATCTAATCTATTTCCTTTATTCATAACTGTACTGATTGTATATTGATTTCCATTTGCTGTTGATGTATTAGTGTCTGCAGTTATTGATTCAGGATATAATCCTTTTGCTCCAGTAACTGAAGTCATTGTTCCTGTTGTTCCAATAGTCAATCCTAAAGAACCAGATTCAGCTTCATTGAAAGATGATCTTATTCTATATAGCGCTATGAAATCATTTCCAGTTAATGCTCTATTATTTGTCAGAACATAAATTGGCTGCTCATTATAGTCTCCAGAGTTTCCTCCAAACCTAACAACATTTTCTACTAAAAAATCTACTGTTTTCATTTAGTCCTCGATTGGCCAATAAAGTTGTCCTGCTTTTCTTATTCTATCTGGTGCAACAAATGAGAAGGGTACTCCTCCTTCAGTAACTGATATTCCATCTATCTGGAATAATGCACTGCTTTGCCCATCATCTATTCCTAACACTTCTACTCTACCCGATAAGGTTGATCCTGTGTGAATAGCAGATAAATAAATTGGTTTCCAAGTATTAAGATTTGTGACTCCTGTGACAGATGAAACTGTATCACCTAGATACAAAGTTATTCTAGCATGATTAGCACCTGAAATTGATCTATATCTCAAGCTCATTGTATAAGTATTCCCAGTATATAATAGTGCTGAGTTAGATATATCTTGATATACTCCTGTGTCCTTGTTTGTTGTGTTGACTCTAATACCAGAAGCACCATAGAAAATATTGTTGTTATCAATAACTTGAGACACTCCTGCTCCAGAGACAGTCCAAACATTGAGATCATCTTTCATCATATTTTGCTGACCTGGTTCATATTTGAGAGTATTATTAGACGTATCTAATATTGTCAAACCTCCATGATCTAATGAGCCTCCCAATAGATCTACTAAATCTCCTGATGCAGATAATCCTTGTATAATAGTTTGTTCAGACGAAACAATATCAGATCCTTGGAATCCTGATGGAGTTCCTGTATGATCACCATTAGCACTGCTATCGGTTATAGAATCAGCGATTGCAGAGAATAATTGAATAGCAGAAACCGTGTCAAATCTCCACCAAGAGGCCAAATATTCAGCTGAAGGGGAAAATTCATTAGCTGGTAATTCTTCAGGTGCAGATCCAATAGCTGTCGCTGATGCAAGTTGTCCTATAGCGGAAGCCGATCCTGTGGCTAACCATAGTCTCAATTCATCTAATCTTCCACCCCAAGAAATTCCTCTTTCACCAAGCGGGGATCCTGTTATAACTTCTGCAAGAGTGCTAGAACTATCAAGAGCTCCATCAATCCAAATATTCATAGTTTGTGCACCAGAAGCATATTCGCAGAATACATTATGCCAAGCTGTAGTTGTGATAGTTGCTTCTGAAGTTAGAACATAAGAGAACACTTCATCATGATTCATTCTAAATTCTATGTAATGATTTCCACCAGTCAGAATAACACTTCCAATATAGAATCCATCAAAAGCTGATGTTGTTGCTGATAGATTTCTCATAACTGATGCATCAAAGAATGTAGCTCGTTCAACTGTTGTTGTTGAATTGTGTTTTATGAATCCATCAAATGAAACATTCACAGCCGAAGCTCCCGAAACTCCAATTCCTTCTGTGATTATAATATTATCAAAAGATATTGAATCATCTATTCCATCGAATGGAATAGATTGTGAAGACAATGGACCGGCTGTATCGTTTGTTAAACTGATAGTTTCAGGATCTTCAATAATTCTATTGAATATAGTTTGATAGTCGCCTGTTGCTCCAGACTGGACAAACTTAAAAGCCATTACACAACCTCCTTTTGTACATTAAGTTATAGATCAATTTGCACGCGAATGGTCAGAGGAATGTCTGTAGGTTTCCTCAATGGTCGAGTTAGTTTTCCAACTACTAATAAATTATTATCATCATCATACAACCCAACATGAGTTATATGAGGTTGCCAAACTATTCCACTTGATACTAATTCAGGATAAAATTCAGCATTTTTTGTACTACCCGTTAAAGCACCATCTAAATAATTTCCTCCAGCTGTTACGTTTAAAGCAGAAGGATTCAATGTATAGTTTAACTCTCCAGGTTGACAAGTACAAAAAACACTTAACTCAGTATTTTCAACATATGCTTGATATTTCACAGAAGTTATTGATGTTACTAGTGATGAAGCTGAAGATGTTATAACAAACATTCCATCATCGTTTAGCATTACTCCAACAGCTTCATCCGATTCATTTAGCATTGCCCCTGATCCTGAATCTCTATAATCACCCGCGTTTACTGTATCACCAGCATCTACTATAGCTGTTAAGGTTCCTTTCTTAATATGAGCATCAAAGTATCTCTTACGAAAAGAATATATGCCCATTCCATCTGTGAATGCAGTGAACGAAGGTTCAAATCCTAAATCTGCAACTCTTTTTCTGACAACATGATAATGAGCCGAATTACTTCCTGTCAGATTAGCAGTCAATGAGCAAATTGATTCAGTCAATGTTCTAGCATCACCGGTAGTTGATGTAAGAGTAGTTGAAGTTTCAAAATTCGTATAGATAATATCTGCAAGATTCAGCGCTACATAGGCACCTTGAACTCTGTTATCTACTCGTATGGGTAATAGTGGATTAATTGCCATTTCTGAATCTCAACGGAATTTTATGTCCTGTTTTAGAAGAAAATACTATAGCATTCACTCTAAATTTTCTTCCTCTGAAATATGTATTGCCTAATAGATAATCGCAACTACCAGGATCAACATAACCTAATGTTATATGTGGCATATAGTGAGAGAATGCTTGTTCATTATCTACACTATCAGCTATAGTGTGATGTAAATCTATTAGCTCATTTCCAATAACATCTATTCGAATAACATCATACATATCTTCAGTAGCAAACTTTGTGATGTTATGTAGCGAAACCGAAAATGGTTTGAATTTGCCAACTATTTTTTTTGTGACCTTAGGTTTTTCTTCATTTATTCCCCACAAAACTGTACAATGAATCTCATCTTCTAATCCATATTCATCCCTCGCGTTATTATAAATATGAATTTCATCAATATTTTCTTTAGTCCACCTCATAACTTCTTGAGCAAAACTTTGAGGTAGATTCACTTGTGTAGAACTGTGTGAATATGTTACTCCATGTTTTTCCATTAATGTTTTAATACGCATATTAAAAATCCAACTTTATTTGTGTAGTTACTTTTCTTGCCGCATCTTTTCTAACTGGAACTGATAATTTGCTAATGGCTAATAGATCACCCACATCATTATATAGTCCAACTGATGTTATATATCCCGCAGGTTCATCTAATATTGAATCACCACTCTCTTGACTTGCTCCTGTTGGATTTTCTGTAAAGTTAAATTCATCTCCCTCACCAACAGCATTGACCATCAATCTTCCTCTTGTGTCGATTGATTTGAATACATATCTTTCAACATTGAGAGCCGAATTCAGATTTCCTGTAACATTAAATCCAAAATCACCTGTTGTTCCTGATGATGGATATAAAAAATTAAGCTTAGCATTAGGATCATCTGTGTCTAGAACTATAATTCCCAAATCGTAATAGATTAAACCTACTCTAGTTATTCCACCATCTGCAGATCTTCTAACTATTCTTCCTTGACTGAGTTCATTTTTTATAATACCAACTTCAGGAGCATCAGTATATAGAAATGTTCTATGGAATCCAGATATACCAGCATCGGAAAACTCATTAGCAGTTATTGTCATATCAGTAGCATCGTATAGATTTGTACTAGCTTTACCAACATGAGATCCTGTTATGGCCCATTGTGAAACATCAACTGCAGTTAGAGTATTTCTCTCATTGAAATTGAACCACCCAACTAGATCGGCTGAAATATTTGCTCCGGCTGTTAGAGTAGAATCTTTAAAGTTAGCAAAACTTATTCCAGCAGTAGATGTATTTGAAACTATTTGAGATACACTTTGTTTGACGCCAGTGCTTCCATCGTTGAATCTTGCTTTCCAAAATCTTATGTGCTGAATCTGGCCATCATATCCTCCTGCTAGTCTATTATCTCCTGCTGCAGCTAAAGCTCCTTTATCACCGATTTGATCTGTTGATTCTCTATTGAAATTAGAAATTCCTATATACATATTATTACCAGAAGTTCCATCTTGATTGTCTACAATATTCATAGCATCAGGTCTTATAGGAAATCTTTGTTCGTACATATTAGCTTGTACTACAGGGCCCCCTGCTGAGTCAGCTCCGCCTAACCTCGGATCAACCTGTTCTCTATTGAGAAGTTTATACCCATCTATGTAACCAAATATAGCCCCTGCGCCTGATTCAGTAGTTGTACTTCCATCTACTCCACTCACTCCCCAAGAAGCTATAATGTGATGAAATTTTCCATCGAATAAATCTATACCAACATCAGTCGGTACAAATAATCCTGAAGCTTGAACACTGTTTTTAGCAAAGTCTTCTGTGAATGTGTCATTTGCCGAAACAGATCTTATGTAGAATCTAAATGCATCTTTTGTATTATCAGGAGATTTTACCAATTCCAATTTCATGAATGCATTTTGCGTTTCCTCCACTGCGCCTGCCCATCCATTGGTTGATAATCTTCTCCAAAATACTACCGAATTCTGTTCATAAGGCCTTAATATAGCTTCAACTGTGATAGCACTTGTACAAGCATCAAAGTTTGCACTCATTGCTCTTGTCCAGGGAACTCCAAAGAATGCTTTTTCAGGAGCTCCAGCTTTTCCCTCATATGGATTCTGTAAATCTAATGCATTCACCATACTAGTTGCTGCATCAATTGCAATTCCTGTAGATGAAGTATTTGAAATATTCATCTCTAATCTAACCGATCCTGGCTCTATGTAAGATCTATAAAGATCTTGTCTAGCCGCAATCATTCTAAATGTAGAAATTTCATGACTCGCACTAGCCGTACTCAACAATGCAGTAACAGTAGCATCAAAGTTAGCTTCGTTTCTATATAAATAGCCGTGAGTATAATTGAACAACGATTGGTGTGAAGCAGAGGAGTTTACATTAGAAGAACTATTATAATCTTGATCTGGGTCTGACAAAAATGTGCCAGCAGTTCTTTCCGCTGTGATTGATGATCCTGGCACGGCTGTTTTGTCAAACAAAAATCTATATTTCAGTTCTTTGGTAAGCGTTAGACCAAAAGCTCCTGGAATTGTAATATCAAAGAGCTGAATTTTTCCAATTGATCTAATGCCTGTAAAGAAATGAATACTATCAGCAGAAGGACTGCCAGTAGATACAGTTACATTATGGCGATTGTTGACCATGAAAGGAACGAGTTCGCTATCATTTTCAAATGCTTTGAACATGTATTATATCCAATTAACTTAGTTTGATCGTTATTGTTTTTTTGTAGAGTTCTTCTCCACCTAGTGATGTAGATATATCAAGAATTTTCCCTTCTACATCATAATCTATAGATGAAGATTTTTTACCTTCAGGAATAATAACATATGTTTGTGCTAGTCTGGCTTTATTGCCAAACCTAGCACTCTTGAGCACATCATTGATTTTTTTTGCAGCTACAGCTGCTTTTCTATCATCTTTGTACTTGAAAATATAATCTTTGCTCGAATTGAATTTTAAGTTCATTATTGTTCCTCTGGTAGATGATCCATAATTATTTCTTGTTTCTCTCTCTTATCTAATCCAAATATCACGTATAAACTATAGAAAACATTGGGAATGAAAATACTCTAAAACTATATTTTCATTAGAGAAATCAGTATTGCAGATTCACTCCTATTATTATCTCATCACCAAAGGTCTTTTTGATAGGAGGAGAACTCTTAGCAACAGCTAATAATTCTGAATCTTCATTATACAATCCAACTGTTGTGATATATGTTCTTGGATTAGCTGTTAAAGATCCTGTAATGGTTCCCGTGACCTGGTTTTCTAACGAAGTGACGTTATTTGTATAGTTCATTTCCTTGTTGAATGCTCTACAGAAAAATGTTGCTTTCTTTTTGATATTGAGAGCTTTAAAAGAGAATGATGTTATAACAATTTGTCCAGCTGATGTTGAACCAAATTGCATACTGGAAGCCGATTCAACTAAGAAGTGAGGCCAACCAGTTCCACCGTGGAATAATAATGTTCCCGTATCATAGAATACTGTTCCAACAACATTCGATGTATTTCCCTGAGATACCAAGGATCCTTTTCTTCCCACTGAGCTTGTAATACTATCTTCAGGAACATCAATGTATGTATTATTCGCTGTTGTTCCGAATGATAAAGTAGCAGTTAATGAGCCTGAAACCAGTGTATCATCCATTGTAGTTCTTCCAACTTGAATAGCTCTAACTATAGAAGTTGTAGAAGTATTATCATGCGCTATAGGAATTGTTGTAACAGCTGTTGATGAGAAAAAATAATGTGATATATGTCTAAATGTTGAGCTCAAAGGTATGGTTGTAGCCGATCCCTGAGCGTTATTGAGAAATCCTGTTGAAGTAGATTCAGCTACAAACGCACTAATATTTCTTACTTGGGCCGCAGTTAAAGCGTCAATAGTAAAAGCTGTTTGTGTTTGTGCTTCAGCTTCAGCAACATCTCTATCTAAATCAAATTGTACAAGACTCATATTTTATCCTCCTCAGGTGGCCGATGCTGAAACTGTCAATTCAAACTCTGCTCTCGCGCCTGTATTTATTCCTGTTACATCAATTTTTACAGTACCAGATTTTGAGCCTGCATTAACTCCAGTTGAAATCGTGAATGTAGCAATCCCATTGTCTGGAAGTTCTTTCGTATTAGTCAATAAAGCAATATCTACATCTCTTGATACTGCTACATAACCCTGTGGATCTTCACCATTATCTGTTTCAGCAGTAAAAGTTGTTGTTGCACTAAAATCTGCTGTAGCTTTGGTAGGCTTAAGACTCAATGTAGCAATCTTAAGAGATCCTTTCGCTAACGTTATCAATCTATTATTCAACGCTACAGCCTCATTTGAGACTGGCTCAAGAACAGGAAGATTATTTATATCTGCATCTGGATCAGATGCCGAAGCATCGTAAAGCTGATAGTTGATTTCATCGTCACCAAAAGCAAATTTAGTAATTTTAAACGAACCATCATTCTTTGCTAGTAATTCTCTGCCTTTTCTTGTAAGTATAGCGTCGATAACGGCTGTGGACGAATCTAGAAAAGCGATAAGTCAACACCTCCCTTTACGTCTGATGCCCAGATTCTTTTAAAGTTGTGTCCATTATTTATTGCATATTTTTCATGCATATTATCTATCTCCTTTATATCAAACTTAGTTAAACCATTATTCTCTCATTATTAGAGTTTAAGGAGGTGAAATCAAATAAGGTGATTTCATTAAGGGATAGCTATTCCCATCCTCCTATTTTTAATAAATATCAATTTATCCATATTTTTGCTTATATTCTACTAAAGACATTCCATGAGCCTTCTCAACATGTGAAGCTGGGATTCGCTTATATTCCTTGCCACAGATTGCACATACTGTTTTTTTATTATTTTTTTCAACATCAACCTCTTTGATAGATTTTTCATCTATTTTTCTTGCGACCGTTTTAGATGCTAGATCACCTCCAATTTTCTTTAAGTCAATTAGCCCAAAGCCGTTAGGGTTGCCGTTGTTATCACATGTCTCTATTAATTCTGTTTTATAATCTTCTTGAAGCTTCTCGAACAATCCTGGCATATTCATTCCAGGAACTTTATCGCATTGTACATCATGCAATATTACTATCTTGTTGCATTCATTTTTCTTTACGATTGCTTTCCATAGATCTGCAATTTCTTCATGACATGAATCTATGAATACAAAATCTGCATCAGCACTTTCTAATATTACTGCTTTTTTTAATGCATTATAATTTTCTGCTAATCTTGTAAATCTAACATAATCTTGTAACTTATTGTCTGCAATAGTTTCTTCGGCAGTAGGCTGAATATCTCTATCACAATCAATCGTTACAAAATCATCACCTTTGATTTTTTCAAGAGCTTTAGCAATATAGCAGGTAGCGAATCCTCCATAGGTTCCAACTTCTACTATTTTTTTAGGATTTCTATCTATAACAATATCAGCCAATAATTCAGCTTCTATTGTTGTGATTAAATTATAGTTCCTGTAGATTAAATCTGTAAATTCCATTCATTACCTCTAACTGTTAATTGTTATACCAGATTGTTTACTAAGTTGATCAATTAATCCTTGACTATGACCTATAGCAATATGAATTACTCTAGTGCTATTATTGAATAGGTTTGTTGCATTTATTCTAACAATTCCAACTTCACCTGATAGTCCTTCTGAATCGGGTGTTCCTGTTCCTGATGTGATTACACTTGCTAATTGTAGCTTGACTTGAATATCATTACTTTCTATTTTTGTAGTGAATTCAAAATCTTTTCCTTCAATAACTCTACCTTTATCGTTGTCAATATCACCAACGACTGCCTTGAATAGATTGGTACCGTCTGCCGATGTTGGAAATTCTAACTTAATAGCGGGTGCGGCTGTCCTGAATGGCTTTCCATTTCTCAATAATCTAATTGTTCCATCAATATTTGCGTTTGAAGCAGATGTTCCAGCTGTTGGAACAAGATCAAATCTATTTAATGTGACTTCTAATTCTGTATCATCAGGCCTAGAAGGAACAACAATTGCTGGAATAAATCTACCAACTCTTGTATCAGCAAATCTAGGAGCATTTATTGAATCACCTTCTGTGTTCGATAGTGTAGAAATAGCTTGTCTAGATGAAATACTATTATTCAAAAATGACTGAAGTCCATTTCTATATTGATAGCCTTGAAATGAAGCTGTTGTAGTCGCACTTGCTGCAGTTGTATCTAATTCTAAATAGTGATTGTTTATAGTATGAGATGTTACTGCAACTTTTGTAATATCATAAGGTTCTCTTAAGTTCTTAGATCTATGAAGTATGTGAGGTTCAACTAACATTCCTTCTGAAATAATGTGTGATTTAGCAGGGAAGAATTGTTTTACGAAAGGAAATATACTTCCCATTGAATCATTGAAACTGTCAATAGCATCAACAAACGTATTCAAATTAGCCATTGAACTGGCTGGGTATCTCGAATAAACATCAATTAATGTTTCATGTAAATTACCTGAATAGCTTGGGAAATATAGTTCATCAGGCTGTCCCATCAATTCCATTACGTTGAAGTTTTGATATGTGTTTCTAATATCTCTGTTTATAGCTTCAATAGGAGTCAAATGAACTGACATTGTACCAGGATCCGACATGAATTTTTCATCATCAGTTCCTTGTCTTACTTTATCATTGTCTGGTGTTAATGAAACTGGGTACCAATGTGTAAATTTTTGTTGATTCTGAAATACTCTATATCTCTTTGTTGATTGATTGGCAAAATTTACTGGTGTAGCTGTATTAGAGGCTGTTGTAGAATCAACTATGAAGTTAATTCCTCCTCCTAATACTCTGCTTTCTTTCAATTTCCAGTGAGCCGATAAACTGCTAAATCCTGCTGAGTTACTAGCCGTTGAGTTTATAAATGATGTTGATTCAAAGTTTCTAGTATGTTCTTTAAGATCTTCTTCTTCAAGAGCCACATTCCAAGCTCTAACTTCATGAATATATCCAGAGAATGATCCTGATCCAGGAAAATATGCTCCAAAAGCTGAAGCTCCTCCACTTGAATCAAAGTTATACTCTAATACTCCACCTGTTGTACCTGAAGCCAATACTACAACATCATCTCCACCAGATCCAGAACCAGATAATCCTAATGCCCAAAGCTTAAGATTATCACCAGTTCTAGAAGCAACTATGTTTATAAAATTATCTTTCTTCTGAATATAAGATGAGATTGATGATTGTGTTGTACTAGCTGTTGTACCTGCTGTAGTTGTAAAGTGAATTTGTCCTGACGCATCCATTTTTATGCTGTATAATGGATGAACCAATATCTTATGTTCAAATGCTCCTGTTGCAGATATTCTAGCTTGAATTGTGAAGTTTGCGGATTTTGAAAAGTCTAGTGCAGAGACGGTTCCTGTTGGCATTTGAACATAAACATCACCTGTGCTGAATAATACGGGAACATCGACCTCACTTCTTACCTTCATTTTTCTAGGCCCAGAGAGTAAAGCATTTTCATCTACTTTCAAGAAGTTATGATCTATTCCGTGAATCCTGCCAATAGCTTCTATGGTTTCTCTAGTACCTTTGTTCTTAAGAAGATAGATTAAGTTGTTAAGAATTCTATTCCAGACTTCAGAAGCAATCGCTTGGTTTGTTAAGCCTGAAACTGATTCGATGAAGAATGATTCAACCGCTGTGTTAACCGCTGATTGGTATAGTGTCACACCAAAGTGTGCAGCCAAAACAGGTAAAAACTTGTTAGGAACTCTATCAATCTCATCATAGCTAACATGTTTAATGTGAGATAATTGGTCTGTAAATCCTTTGAGATCATCTAATTGATCGCCAAAAGCTTGGAGTGTTCTTTCTAAATATTCTTGTTCGTCACCATCAAACAATATATCGGGCACCAAGGTCTTTAGTTTAGAGCCTCTTGATATTGATTTCTCAGCTGTTCCACCCCATTCGAAGTGATCATTTGAAGAACCAGATGATTTGGGCACCATTTCAATATTAAGCTGTTCAAAGTCTTCTGCTCTAGCCGATATAGAATCTACTGTTACAGTTTGAGTACCTGTAATATTGTTGGTAGCATCTCTATCTACATTTGTTAAAGCAACTGTTTCGCCAAAGGTATTTGTAGCCGAAGAAGTGATAGATCCTGTAAGAGATAATTGATCCAATAACCATAGATCAAAACCAGATGATTCCTTTTTCCATTGATCTACTTTGTATACATTTTCAGCACATAGTGAAGCAACGTCTCCAGCTGATAATCCAACTGGGTATGAATCTTCTATTCTCTTTAATGAGTTTCTAAATTTTCTAACAGCGTTTCCAAAAAATACATGCTTGGAGAACAACCCATAATCTATTCTAGGGCGAACTTTTGTTTGTGCGCCTGTTAATGCTAAATCAGCCAGATTACTACTGGCTGATCCTATAGCTGATAGGGATTCAATTAAGCTGTTGAATGAGAATCCTGCGTCTGGCATTTTTTATCCCAAATCTTTAAGTACAATCTTAGCAATATTATTAAATTTGCTATCTAACTGACTCCATTCATGACGGTCATATTCATCTTGGAACTGATCTAAATATTCTGGTAGATGATCCATAATTATTTCTTGTTTCTCTCTCTTATCTAATCCATCATATTCATCATAGCCCATTGGCATCCAATGCTCTGCACCATTTACAGCATAATCGGCTAAATCTTTTACGGCTCTATTGATGTTAAATTTGGCTTCACTTAATACATTTCTTAGTTTCATTATTCTTCCTCTGAGCTATATAATTCTGACGATAAATCTTCTAGTGCAAACATACATTTCTCAAGTACTTTGAGTTGTTTACTATCTAAATCTTTAGATCTTCTGCTAATAACTTCATCTAGAGATGTAACAATATCGCCAACTACATCTGCAGTACTACCTCTTCTTTTAGCTTCTCTTAGTTTCATATCAATAGTCTCCTAATCATCAAAGGTAGTTTCTATTTCCATAGAAATATCTTCCATAGTATCCATACACTTCTGCAATGATCTAAGCTGAGTGCTATCGAACACCTTTTTACCTTTGGATCCATTTATAAGATCATCAAGCTCTATGACCATATTGCTTAGTATTTCATCTGGCGGATATCTTCCTTCTTTCAATTGTCTCTTTCTCTTTGCTTCTTTCAATTTCATTGTTTAGCTCCTATACTACTTTGAATGTATATCGTTCAGGTTCATTTATAAATATTGTCTCACCCTTAATTTTTAGCTTTAATACAGGATGATAATCAACTCCTGTATAAAGATTTGTTGTGTCAAATTCAAAGAAATTACCATTAGCGTCATAAGACATTTGACTAGCTGGTATTTCTACCAGATCGGTTTGTGTTTCTCTAATTTCCCAAGTTCCATCGGTACAAGTGAAGCTAGTCACTGCAGTTGTTGCAGCTGTTAATGCTGTGAATGTTGTTGAATCATCTTTGATATGTAATCTTATTCTAGGTTTGCTTCCCTTTTCATACCTTCTTTTAAGATTCTTGAAAGCTGTTCTATATTTCGATGTTGAATAGTCAGCAAACCCAGAAGCAGGATTTATAGCCGTAAATACAAATGTATAGTTTGCAGTAGGTGAAGCGGATAAGAACCAATTATCTTTGAATGAAGCATAATCATTTCCACTCAATGGCATAGTTCCTACATTACATTTATAAATTCCCTTTTCAAATCTAACAGCTGTTAAAGCGGTATGTAAAGCCGAAGCTGAATCATCAGCTGAAACACCTGATAAAGTTATATTACCAGGGAAATCATTAGTTCCATCTAAGTCTTGCAACTGGCCGTTGATTATATTATAGAACCACAAGCTTCCTGTACTATTGAATGAGATAGCAGATCTATCATCTCTAATAGCACCAGGCCATTCCATTTGTATGTAAGGAGCTCTTCTTGTATTTGTTTCTCTTGAATAGAATTTCTTTGTGAATATGTTTGTTGCTGATAATGCACCAGTTTTAATTTCCTGGTTATCAGTCATTTTTAATACTACACCAAAGTTTCCTGTATTCCCAGCCAACCATTCCTTAAACATGCTAGTTACATCAACTTTTAAATCTTCTTCACCATGATCAAAAGACTGGGTAGCAGAGAAAGAGTCAACAACGTAAGTCCCACCAGTAGTTGTCCAAGCAACTGTGGATTGAGCAGATACAGCATTCGCATAGCCCGTTTCAGTAAGTTGATCATTATCTAAACCTGTCCCTTCGTCCCATTCCTGTGTTAGAGGATGAACATTTATATTAAACGATTGTGCTTGATCGTCTCCATGTTTTGCATTGAACACATACATATAAGCCGTGACCGTAGTATCCGTTCTAGGGTCTACTAGGTTATTAGCTGCAATATCAGCTGTTAATGCTGATAGATTGAATCTCATTATTGTTCTTGCAAATTCTTTTCTATTTATTTCTAGATCGAATAAGTTCCACACCTCTAATATTGGAGAAGCTCCAAAGTTTGAAGTTAGACTCTTTTCGTTGATAAATGTATCTTGATCGGCATAAGCTCTTCTAACGCTCATTTTTTTCTCTCTAATGTAAAAGTAACACCATCTGAACTATTCCCTGTATCTTTTAAGAAAAATCCCCATTGTTTAGCATATCTTGAAATGAGTTTTTTGTATAGACTAACTCTGCTTTTCTCTTTAGCAGTAAAATAGAGTACTACAGGATGTGTCTTCTTGATAATATCTTGTGTAGCCGCCATAACAGTAGCAAATACTCTGAACTCATCTCCTGTTCCTGAAATAGCTGCAGCATCTTTTTGATTTAGATTGTGGAATTGTACTTCCCAAAATCTCCAATCAGGATCATCTGAAACATTCATATCATTATACCCGACTGAATATTTTGTACCCGATTCGGTTTCAAATTCAGCTATATGAAGTGTTCGTCCTCTATGAGTCCATTTATAATCATATGGCTTGTTCATTATTTCTTTAAGTAACATTATACTTTCTCGGATATGAGATGCACTGATTAACTATATTGCTCTACCAATAATGTCAAAATCTAAAAATTTAAGCTCCCAAATAGATGTTTGAGGGAACTTAACAATTCCATTGAACGTATTAGCTTTAACATCAAATTCTACATTTGAATATGTTCTACCATCTTTAGTGTTGACTATATTTCCAAGATTGAATGATGCCACTGATCTTATTTTGTCTATCGACTGTAGTTTTGCTATCATATCTGGGATTACTATGAAGTCATTAAAACAAGAATTTGATATATCAAACTCAGCTTTAAGTACAAAGAATGCTTCAAGCAATGCTTCGTTTACATTTATATTAGGCTCAGGAACTATTGAAAAGTCTACACTCAAATTGATAATCTTACCATCACTTATTTTTATAGAATCAGAGAATGACTTGAATCTCTTGATATATGTTTCAACATTGTTTTTCAACACTCCATTAGGAGAAGTCAAATATTTATCAGTGTCTCTAGCAACCAAGAATAATTCAACTCCTAAATTATTGGAAGGATCTTTCCTTGCATAGGATCTAAATACAGTACCAAATGCTGGGGGCATAGACATTGAAAAAACCTGATAATCTTGCAAAGTAACAGCTCTATTTTGTGCACCAAAGAATGCTGCAGCATTTTCTCTCATTTCATCTAATGATTCTCTTTCAGCTCCACCAGATGCTTGTTCATCATTGAATACTCTCAATCTCGATTCTATGTCAGATACTACATCAGCGGAAACACTTGTGAAATTAGCAGTCTTATAAATAATATCTAAGTTTGTGAATTTATTGAGTGTTCTCAATCCTACATTTGTATCTAATCCACCTCCAAATCTATATGTAATATCCAATGCAAGATTTCCAGGAGCAATTCCCAAGGATCTTGTATCTAAGAATTGAGCTGAATTAATTGTAGCAGGAATGAACCCGGATGCCGAGCCTCTCAAAGTTGGAGGTAAAACAAAATCTTCTGGATTGGGTATTATTTCCGAATCTTCAAGAGTTTCTTTTCCTGATCCAAAGCGTATCGATAGAACGCCCTCTGGTTCCACCTCTGTAGTGTATCGTCTTGGTACTCTTTTAAATTTGAGGACAGATGCGATGTCACCTGAACTGGATGTATCATTATCATCTCCAAAGAAGATCGTATCCTGTGCTAGATATTCTGTTTCAGTCCATTCATTTCCATCTGAACTTGAAATAGATGTAATTTCTGTAATATCTTCATTTGGTAAAGTAATCTTAAGGAATTTAGAAGGAGCTCCAACAGTATATACAAATGTTCTTGATTGACCCGCTATAGCCGAAACACTTGAAACACTTGCAGTAACTATTGTACCATCATTGAGCAATGATCTATTAGCTGATAGATTGAAATCAACATCATTCAATATTTCAAAACTGACTGAAGGTTCATTTGTTGTAGCAATTCTTGTGCCTTTTTTGATTGTAAATAATTGAGCGGCTGAATTAGATGCTGTTAATTCTGCACTTAACGAAACATTTACTACAGCTGGAACTGCAAACTTTGGCTTTCTACCCAATGTTTTGGATAGTCCAATGATATTCTTTTCTTCAACAGCTCTATGAATCAAAGTTTCATTGGCTTGTCTATCAATATAGAAAGACATTAAGTCACCAACATAAGCAATCATTTCTAATAGAGCCATTCCTCCTGAAGCTTCATTGAAATCTTGCCAATCATTTGGAAAGTTTTGCTGTATAAATTCTATTAAGCTTGTTTTTATCGAATCGAAGTCTTTGGACAAATAATTTATATTACGAACTTCTTTCAGTGCTGTTTGTGCCATTCGTTATCTCTTTTTTGATTTCTTAGCAGCTTTATCTTTTCTTTTTTGTCTTCTCTTGCTATTGAGCTGTGTAACTCTATTAGCTGTTCTCATTCCAGTAGCTTTGTCTCTATTTATTGATTTTGGATTTAAAGCAAATTTTGATATATCTTGTTCTTCTAGCAATACATTTCTTAATTTTATGCACTCATTCTAAGTTGAATACTATCATTTGCTGCCTCTGCGCTTGTCAATTTATAATCCATCTTAACAACCATATCGTTGTCTCTTAAATTTGGATCTTCATCAATAGTCAATACTTGTAGACCTATCAAATTAATATGAGGCATCCATGTCTCTAGAGCTGCCCTTATTTCTGATGCAATTCTAGCTTTCATTTCTGTTTTATTTATCTGCCTAAATAGTTCACCTGCATAAACGGCAATATTTGTTCCTATTCCAGTATTTATTAATCGCTGACCTTTTCGCGTTAGTAGAAGTATCTTAATATCCTCTCTAACAGCTTCAAGCGTAGTATCATTTCCTTGAAAAAATCCTTTATTGTATTTTCTTAAAGGAAACTGTAAGTTAATAGCCACAATTATTCTCTAATTTATAAATTGATTCTTGCTAAGATTGTCTTTCAAAAGATCCTTCAACAAGACAAGTTGATTTCTTGTAGATTGCAAGTTTTCTCCAAAACTAGCTAACTCTATAGCTTCAATACCTGCAACATCATTAACTAATCTAACATTATCTATTACATCAAAATCTATATGACCAGCTTCTTCTCCAAGATTGAAAGAAATTTTCCTAGTATCTGTTTCTATTCTTAATCCTCTGAGAGATCCAATGCTTGAATCTATAGATTGAATTATGCCCGTCAAGCTTTTCAATATTCCTTCATTGATCAATTCAAGATTGTCTACAATACCTGATACAGTATCAGCCATTAGGCTCGACCATTGATTTTGCTTTTCGCCTAATATAGGTCTGTATAGTTTGTTATCATCAACATTATCAGCTATGTTGTATATTTGATCCGCTATATTAATTATCTTTGAAGAAGCAATTTCTTCTTCATTAGAACTAACTATTTCTCCTGTTTCTACAACAGCTTGATTGTCTATTTTTTCTAAATTTGTGAAGTCTTTGGGAATTGCTGATTGGAAATGTATCGATTGAGTATTACCACTCAGTACAATAGGTTTGGTAGTTATATTATTGTTAAGAGGATCTTTAATTCCTAGATCTAATACTCCTAGCTTGTTATCATCATTGGTGTGTCTTATATAGGTAGCCGATCTACCTTGTTGAATTACATCACCTTGTTTAAATCGAACTGAAAGTATATTAATATCTGTTTGAGTGGCATCATCTTGTATGTCTTCTACTTTAAAATTCATTTGATAACGATTTTGAGGAGTTTGAGTGGCTATATTTTCTCTTGCCAAACTCTTACTAACTTTATCAGTTTCTGCAACTCTACTTAACCAATATACACTTGATCGTTTTGTTGTAGCTTCTCTTATGAGCCACACTTCTTCTCCAACTTCCGGAATAACGATATTGTGAAGAGACATAAAGGGAGGTGCCCATGTGTTCAATTCATTTTTAGGATCTCTGCTACTATTGTCTTCTCCAATAATTTTCACTTGTATACTAGCAGGAGGTAAAGCCGATGAACCTAAGCCTCTATTAATATCAGTGTCAACTCTTATGACTATCCCTCTATATAGAATAAATTGAAACTTTTCACTTGCATCCCACCCTTGACCTGCTCCATAGGATGATCTAATAAATTTATGTCCGGGATGAAATATTTCACTCAGATTGTTCAATATTCTTTATTTCAACTCCTCTTTCTATCAATTGTTCCTGAAGAGATCTTATTTCTCTATCAGCCTGAAAATATGCTTTACTAGTAGATTCCAGAATCAACATCAATTCATTAGCTACCTGCAACCTATCAACATATCTTTCAGCTAACTCTTTAGTTTCAATATTGCTATTCATAGAATTCTTTTTTCATATCATCATAAACTAACTTTAATTTTTTCAATGTCTTAGTAACTTTTCTAGAAGGTAAGCCTGTTCCTTCTTTTATATACAGATAAACTTGTTTCTTATTATAAATATTAAACGTGTCGTAGTTTTTAAGCAAATTTGTAACTATTTCTGCGATAGCTATGTCATCGTCATTCAAATTAAGCTTATGACTTTCCATGAGATTTGATGATAATATGGATATGAATTCCATATCTTCTTTCTTCTTGGCTTCTACTTTATGCCCATTGATACTGATGTTCAATATCTGCTTAGTGTTTTCATTTTCATCTATTGGTACTTTTTTCTTAACAGCATTTGATTGTTGAATCATCCAGTTTTTAGTAACAGTTCCAAAATAAGAAAATGATTTCTTCCCTTTATCAGGGTCAAATTTACATATTCTCTCATACAAATAAACAAGCATCTCGTGTTCAACATTTTCTAAACTTCCAAGAAGTTTGTTAAAGTGATAAGTGTAGAATATATTTTCTATCAGAGTTCTGAATGCTCG